TTTCAATGATGCCTCCAATGTTTGCATTGCCTCATCACCACGCAATCCCGCAGATGTTATGAAAAACAATGCTTCAGCTGCCTTTGATGATGAAACACCAAATTCCTTTGCCATTGTTTTGGCAGTTGCACCCATACGATCAACCTCATCACCTGCGATTCCCACAAGCGATTTGACCTTTGTCATTGACTTATCGAAATCCGTTGCCATTTTGATTGCAGCACCACCCGCCAATGCCAATGGCAATGCTAATCTTGTTTGAAGTGATTTGCCAACTGCGGTTGTGCTTTTACCAAATGATTTCAACCGCCCTGATGCGGTTTTGAGTGTTGCATTCAGTTTCGATGCATCACCCAATAAAGTAACTTTCAATTGATTATTTGCCATCCGTAGAATTTAGATGTAAAAATACAAAAATCCTACATCTTTAATTTTTTATCAAATGTCGCTGATTTGACTTTGTCTAAAAATGAATTGTATTTGTCCTTTGTGGATTTTGGTCGATTCTTTTCCATTTTGGAATATATATCTTGAGGCAATGAAAACAACTTTTCAGGATCAATCATTTGTGAACGTTTTTGAGCATTCACATTGTACACCATTGCTGCCAAATATCGGATGCGTTCCCACTCCTTATTGTGTGAAATATAGTGTGCTTCACCCAAAAGGTGATTTTCCTTCCAAGTGTGTTTCCAAAATTTATCAGGATCAATCCCTACTTGACCGATGAAATAATCCATCAAATCATCCCAAGTGAGTTTTTCGGGAGTTAGGGTTTCGTTTTTTTTTCTGTTGATTTCACAACATTGCGCTTCACACCTTGATTCAAATCATTGCCAAGCACTCTGGATTCCATCATTGCATTCACAATGTCCTCAAGTTTTTCCGCCTCCAAATCCTCAAGCCAAACCCCAACTTTGAATTCATTGTAGTCAATTTCATTTCCTTCCTCTTGATCATTTGCAAGTATTGCGGAATAAATAAGCGCACGAATTGTGCCAAGTGAAATCCCATCACCAAATATGTCACCAATCTTGTCAAGCGAAATGCCCAATGTATCAGTGAAGTTTGCCCAAAAGTTCATTGAAAAATGCAACTTGCGCATTTTCCCGCCAAGTTTAATGGAGTAGTATCCCCGTTGTTTGTTTGCCATAGTAAAAAAATAAAAAGCGCAACCCCCTCAAATTGCGCTCAATTCATAATATTTTATCCGTCTGATGCAGCAATTTGCCCAGTCAATGTGATTGATCCTGAATAAGAAACTGGTGATTCCATTTCCGCACTTTGCTCAAGTGATGAAAGGAAACCCTCCGCAGTAAAAATACGATCACCCGTTGTTTCAGTTCCGAATACAACAGTCAATTGTGTACGTGCCAAAAGAAAATCAGCAAGTTCAGTTACGTTTGATGTATCATCATAAGTGACTAATCCATCAAATGAAACTTCACCGCTCATCACACCTGCGATAACCTCTTGAAATCCGCTTGAATCTTTTGTTGTTGCCTCTGGCAAATCAGTTGATAATGTTAATGAGCAAGATGTTGTATGCCCAAGATTTGTTCCTTCTACTGAAAGCAAAAGGTTTGTTCCGTTAAATACACCCGTTGTTGGCATAGCTTTTTAATTTTTTAATTCTATACAAATATACTATATTTTTTTAATTCAATGTCATCAATCCAGTGAGTGAAATTCCAACTGAATATGAAACCGAGTTTTCCATTTCTGCAATTTGCTCAACGGATTCAATATATCCCTCACCATTAAAAATATACAATGAACTTGTGGAATCCTCAAAATAGAATTCCGCCTTTTGTTTTGTGAGCATCATTGTTGCCAATTCGTTGAAATTTAATGCATCACCATAATCAACCAATCCATCAACTGCAATTTCACCTGATCGCACACCTGCAATCACTTCACGAAACCCATTGGAATCCTTTGAAGTGGATTCGGGCAAATCAACGCTCAATGAAACCGTTGTTGATGTGGAATGCCCAAGTATAATTTTTTCATCCTCAAACGCATCACGCACACAATTCAATGATTCAAGAGTGCCACCATCATTCAAAACCCGCCCTTGAAATTGGGCAACCTTTGGATCGATATCACTCTTGTACAAAAGAAAATTTGTACCATTGATCGCTCCCATTTTTTTTATATATAATCAATCCCAAAAAAGGAATGAACTCCATTGTCAGTTAATGTGATTTCGTATTGCTCCCAATCATCTGGTTGCGCTTCAATACCTTGCCAAAGTACATCAACGGAAAAGTTTTCCGCCAATACCGCATCGGTTTCGATATTGCCCTCATCATCATAAACTGGTTGCTCCACGATTGGATGATATAATTTCACAATCACGTGCTTGTGATCAGGATGTGTTTCATCCAATTCCTCATCATATTGTGATGGCAATGCATCAATCAATGAATCCGCAGTTGCTTCATCAGGAAATTCATATTTTTTAAATATATGGCTCATTTTTTAAAATTTAAATTGTTGTTAGTGTTGCAAGTTCGGAATCTGAAAGTGCTTCATCAAAGTATTGTAAATCATAAACGTGTTTTTGGTTTTTATATGGTCGTGATGAACTGTTGTAAGAAAAGAAAAAACCATCCAAATCAGCAACAAAATTGACTGTTCCCGTTCCACTTCCTAATAAACTTCCATTCAAATATGCCTTGCAATCACCCGTTTTGTATTTTACAGCTAATTTGTAACGTGTATTTGGTTGTGCTGCGCCTGTGCTATTGTTACCCAAAATTTGTGTACTCATTCCACTACCTTGAACAAACACCCTGAATTGACTTCTATAATTGTCAATTGATATACCTTCGCTTATATCCGATGAAGTTCCCAAAACCATAATATCACGCAACCCATCTGTTGATGAACTTGTTGTTGTTTCATATAGATACTCAAAATCTACAAACAAAGTGCCTTCCGTACTATTGATGAAATCATCGGGAAAACGGTCATATTCAACACTATCAACCCCCCTCGTAACGGCACCGCCTGATGTTGGGATGTAGCTTGTTGGATAGCTTCCAACTTCTATTTGCGCACCCCATAAGTATATAAAATCACCATTATTTGCGTTTGGCATTTCAAAATCTGCTTTGTCATTACTGGGCGTAATCGTTATAGAAACTCTTTGCCATTCATCAGTCAATGTGAAGGTTTGACCACCGCTATCCGCCAAATCAATTCTTAATTTGTCAAAATTGCCTTTTTTTGCCCATACTGAAAATGTGTTCACACTTCCAATAGTACCCTTGCCAAAAGAACGCATCACTAAACTTTGGCTGCCATCAGATATTATTTTATCTGCGGTTAAAGTTCCGTTTGGTGCAGTTGTATCATTTGATGTAACGCTCATTGAATTGTATTTAAAATAAGCACTATTATCAAACTGTTCAGAATAAGTTTGGTTGTTTGTCCTTTGTGGCTCAAGGAGCAAAGCACCTTTTGTGTTGTTTAAAAAATCAACTCGTGGCTCATTAGATGCAGCGGATTGCACCAATCCATTGCGCCCTACATAAGTTCCGCCTGAAATCCTATCAACTTGAAATGGCAAACTTTTAAAATTGCCACCCTCATCGTTATATGCCAACAAACTTTTTTGTTTTGTTGCCCAGATATCATTGCCTAATTTTAATTTTGGATCTGCCATTTTTATTGTATTGTATATTGTTGCCCTGTTGCCATTTCTGCAAATGTATTATAAGAAGTAACATCAACCATTTCCGCATCGGTGAGTGCCTTGTTCCATACGAATAATTCATCACAAGCATTTCGAAATCCAGTATCCGAAACAAAACGAGTTGTGCCAATTATAACAGAATTGAAATCCCAAGATAAATTTGTTCCGCTTGATTCATTGCGAAGTTCAATTCCATCAATGTACAACTTGTATGTGGTTGCGCTTGTAAATTTAATCGCAACTTTTTTGACTTCACCAACATTTATTGAATATGTGATACTGTCAATATCTTGTGTTGTGCGCATCCTTTCAACTTGAACGAATGTTGCATTTGCCCAAGAAAATCTTAAATAATCAACCGCACTTCCAAATTTGTAAATACTGAAAATTGCTTGGTTTGTGCTTATTGCATCAACAGTTCCTTTCCAATAAACAGTGATTGGATAATCACTTGCTAAATCCCCGAATGGTTGATTGTATGCGGAATCCTTGTTGCGTGTGATTGCTGATGATGATGGAGTTGGAATATAACTTGTCATTGTGCTGCCAAGTTCCATTTGACCACCCCAAACAAACAAACCGCTTGTGCCATCACCCGTATAACTCACACTTCCTGCATCATTTAATAAATAAACATAAGTTAACGTTGATGATGAATTTGCGGTTTCGGTTATTGAGCAACGCACCCACCCATTTGGATACTTTTCAATGCTTTGGCTTGTAACTCCGCTCGTTGTAATTACGGATACATTTGCAATATCAAATTCAGCATAAGCACCAAAAATGTTCAAACGTGCTTTACTCCTTGTATCTGCTTTCAAAAAAACGCTCCACGTATATGGTTGCCCACTTGTTGTTGAAACCGATTGATAAACTTTTTTTGATGATCCTCCACTGTTTTCAATTATCTTATCCGCAGTAAAACTCCCATTTGGCGCAATGGCTTGATTTGATGATGTGCTGATGTTTGATTGTGTCCAACTTCCAACTTGTTCCGAATATGTTTTGATGTTTTGCCTTGATTCCTCCAAAAGCAATTCAGGGCATCCCTTTGGGTTTCCATCCGCATCTAAACGATAATTCAAACGAGGCACGTTTTCCGCCATTGTTTCAATGTATCCGCCCTTGTTGATGCGTGTGCCTAATCCACTTCGTGTGAATGTGAAATCCCCATCACCATCGGATGGCACAACGGAATAAACTTTGTCCTCCGCATACGCTGCGGGAATCATCGCCAAATTTGCAGTATCTTTTACTCCCATTTATTTCGTTTTATCTTTTATTTTTTCAAAGGTACGCAATCCACCCAAACCAAGCATCCCCAATAGTATAGTAATCAGTTGATCCATCTGAATTGCAGGAGGCATCACATCAGGTGAAACCCACGCAATTAAATCACGAATGATGAAGTTGTAAGCAAGTGCAATCCCACAAATCCAACCAATGAATGGTCGCCAACCCGCAACAAATATGTTCCGATGTTGTGCCTCCATTTTGTTGATTTCACTTTGCACCTTCACAAGTTCCATCATTTTATCGGGATCAATTTCCTTGCCTTTGATTGCTTCACGCAAATCCTTTGCAAATTCACCAAGTGATGATTTGCCACCATTATTCAATCCCAATAATTTTGCGAACAGTGTTTTCATTAGTACACCCAAATAACATTTTTACTTTTATCGGGATCATTATCAACGTGAATAAACGTTTTGGCAATCCCTAATCTATTAAATCCAACAAGCATCAAAACTTCAATCAAACGAAATCGATCCGCTGAATTGTCGCAACTCACATCAATTGCGTAACCTTTCAAATGGCTTGATGATTTTGTTCCCCCAACCATTTCATTCCTTTTTTTTGTGCGTACCCCTGAATTGATGCGTATTGGTTTGCCAAACAATTCACGTGCCTGATCAATCATTTTCAACACATCATCATTCATACGCTCACCACTTCCAATTTCATCAGGTGAATCAAATTCGCTAATTTTAAAATGCTTCATTAAAAACTTAAAATTGTGATTTGAAAATCCTCAACCCTTGCGGTTGCTCCATTCTTATCAACTTTCACTTGTATTTTCACACCGCTTGTTTTGATTGCGCTTGTTACAAAGAATTGAGTTGTGCGTGAATAACGCACCTCATCCCCAGATGTTGCAATCAAGTCATGTGCAAACTCAACGCTTTTTGTTGTATCTGGAAAATACAATCTTGAATCCATTCGTGTGTTTGCAGCACCTGTTGTAATATCGTAATCATTGCGAATCAATAAAACTTTCCCAACTGGCACCTCACTTAAATCAATTGTGTTGGTTGCGGAATCCCACAAATCACCAGTGATATATGATGGCTTGTGTGCTGTAAGCGTACCCGATCCCGCCTTGTTGTTTGTTAAATCCTCCCAAGTATCCGCAGTTAAATTGATGGGAGTTGCAGTTGTTGCAGTATCCTCATAAAAGGCAAACCCGCCAAGTGTATCATATAGCGCATTTGTACTTGTTTTGATTTCATTCACATTGGCTGCGGTGACTTTGTAAATTTCCGCCAATGCTGATGTTTGATTATCCGTTTTATTTGTAAAAGTGATTTTTGCCATTATGATTGTAATTCAATTTGTAATTCGTTTTGTAATCCGCCCGATGGAGGAATTTGTTCCACACGATTGGAAAGTTCAATGATTGCCCTGAAATATGTGTGATCACTCAAATCTTGCTCAATATACTGAATGCCCTCATTTTGTGATGTGTACACATTGAATCCTTGTGCGCTTAAATCAAAATAGTTTGCAGATCGTGTGCGCAACAAAGATAAACATTCATCAACAATTAGGTTGCAATCAAGTTCCCCTCCATTGTCCGATTCAAATCTTGTGACCACTTCAATCCTTGTAATCACTTCGGAATTGAATGTTGTTTGATTTTGATCAACTTCATTGTTTGTAAGGGAATAAACCCGTACAAATGGATACGTTGCATCTGATGGCACCCTGCCATAAATTGGCACGATATTGCCACGCAATGAAACTTCGTTTGTTAAACGGTCAATGATGGCTTTTCTTATGCGGTGAATCACTTCTTTCATAATAGTTTTTTAAGTTTTTTATCCACTCGTTTGAGCATATTGTTGAAACCAACTCTTGCGGATGAAAAGAAAAATGGTCGTGGTGAAAGATTGATTGGAAATTGCACCATCCTCCATTTGTTTTTTTCAACCTCAACTGGAATTTTTCCAGTAAATCCTTTGCCTTTGAATTGTGCTGCATACGAATCAGGAATGCCAAGTTCCTTCATATCAGTCAAACTCACTTTTGATCCCGTTCCAAACTCAACATAAGGCGCATATTCAGCATCAGCAATAACCGCAACACCTTTTCCAGATGCCTCTGAACTTATGCTCCCACGCAAGTTGCCGTTATCATAAGGAGCGGATTGTTTTGCCCTTCCAACAATTTCTTGCGCACCCCTTCCAATTTCACTTGAAAGTTGCTGTTTTGAAAACTTTTG